AAACTTCTCTACCTGGATACTTGTTTTCGATTTGGGTATTTAGATCGTCGGCGATCATCTCGCAACTTTTATAATCAAGTTGTAAAGTATTTGCAGAATAGAGATTCTCTAACCATCTCTTGAACTGGATGAATTCGATATCTCTATCATCGTGGAATACTTGTATAGATACACGGAAATGGAAGATATGCCTATGAGGATAACCTAAAAACGAAACATCTTCGAGCTTAGGATCTTCAAGTGCTGCGGGATACTTGTGTATACCTTCTCGCCTAAAAGTTATCCAAATCATCTTGCTTTGATTTGAGGGCTGTCTGTCTGTGACTTTTTTCTTTTTAAAGAAACTCATTTTTCACCTTCTTTGTATATTGTATAGGCCTCGTTGTATTTGTCAAGCAGCCGTCTTAGATTAGTTATATCATCGTGATTAGGAATAACATCGTGCCATCCTATATTTTCTCTTCCGAAGAGATAAAGTGCCGCAGCCTTTAATCTTCCCCAGAACCCCAAATGGCGATCTGCCTGTAGACAAAAATAAAGTTCTGGTGGTTCTTTTTTCCAGTCCCAAAAGGTTACCTGTATGATATGATATGGGCTTTGGCACTCGCATCCAATGTAAATAGTTTCATCTTCGGTCATTAGCTCGCTTTCTCTTGTTCGATTATTAGATCTTTACTGTATTCTTCCCATTCAGTAAATTTTGATCTGTCTTTTAGATCATGTAAATGATGTACCCAAACACCTGGATTAGATGACTTAAAATCTCGATCGTCGATTTTGATACAAGTATTATAGTTTAGATTAGTGATATAAGGCAACTTGATAGATATCATAGGAATGAATGTATCATAACAGCAAAGAATAGCAAGTAGATCTAGGCTTATCTCATAATATCTGCTATCGATATCTAACGTAATCCAAAAACCACTTTCTAAGAGTTTTCTAGCCATTTGATCCCAACTCTCAACTTGGTCCCAATCCATTGGAGCGTAGCTATGATTGGCTCCTAAGTATATATGATTACAATCGTTTTCTTTTGCTAGTTTCTCTAGTTTTTCTGCAGGATGTATTCCTACGACAAATAGTGTTTTTTTACCAAGAACAGGTGTCTTTTCAATTTCAATACCGGTAAAGATATTCACATCGTTTTTAGAACCGGTTAGGTATTCTCTTTGCATCTTCCTTGCCTATCTCTCTTTCGATATTAACTAGCTCTTCTTTAAGATGTAGTTTTTCAATCTTCATCTTAGTAATGGTCTCATCATCAGTATAGTGATTATACGCTTCTTCTATCTTCTTGTCAAGTGCATCATGCTTTTCGCGTATGGTCTTAGCATGTGATATAATCTTATCTCTGTTACTCATTTTATTGATCCTTCCAGTTTTTCAAGTTTTGATTCATCAAAGCCACTGTCATCTCGACTGTGTATTTTGTCAGTCTTCTCTTCAAAGTTTTTATTGTAATAAGTTAAGCTGTTGATTGTTTTCTTACCAGTTGCTCCCCTAGTTCCAATAATACTGATCCAGAATCTATTGAAATCTTCGATGATCTTTAGCGCAGCGTCTCGGTCGTCAGTTTCAAATATACGATCAACTACATCTCTAAAGTATGTGCGGTCATACACAGTTTCAAAAGCCATCATGTTTGGAATAACTGATTGATCATATCGACGATTGGCTTCTTGCACAGAGTTGATATGCATCCAGACATTATGACCCATTTGTATTGCATAACTAAAACTATCCCAACTAGTTCGACCTTCTTTACCGTTCTTATTAAGATCACCGGGCTTGTAAACGCAAACATCTCGTATCATGCAACGAGAGCTAATAGGACTATCATAGAATCTTATACCGTTGGTGTCTTTGCCCTTTTTAAAGATTTTATCTTGGTTGACAGCATCGCTGAACGCTCTGCTATCGATAGCATACTTCTTATCATCTACACTTGCCTCCATCCTGTATACCCACTTCTTGAGATGTTCTATCTCAGTCTGTGTATAAACCTGTCCATTTGCTGTTGCGAGGAACGGACTAGCACAATCGAAACTTATAGTTAATGTAGGATTATGATACTTCCTCACTGCCCTCTGTATGTCAGTTAGCAAACAGGCCCACTCTAGCTTGCTAGTACCTAGGAAGTGCATCCAGTCATGCTTACCAGATTCTAATAGCCCGTCAAAACGTAACGCAACTAGTCTTTTTAGTACCAAATGTACATCACACATGTTCTGACCACCCATCGACCACCCATTAAAGTGTTCATTGGGATATTTCTTTGGATCAGCAAAGTCTTTCATCTGCTGATACCAATCTTCTGCTTCTGTATGATTTTCTCCCTGTAACACATTTAAGAACTTACAGTTACCATTTCGATTGCGGATGAAATAATCATTGTTAATTCGTGTAGCATTAACGGCTTCTTGATATGTTGAAATACCCGTAGCTTTAGCACCAGCAGGCGAACGAGCGACCCACGCAGGAATATCAAGAATCATACCCCAATCCATGATTCCGTCCATCCAAGCAAGAACTTGCTGTCGTTTCTTACTTGCCTTAGGACAATTTGGATCTTTCCAGTCACCTTCCCATACGCCCTTACCGATCTGGAAGCCACCTGAGTCACCAACAACGATGCTGTCACCGTTTCGAGGACGACTGCGGAACATATCATCCTTTTCACTGATGCGAGTCATATCAATATCGGCATGACCTGCGGAGTACAATCCCCACTTGTAGTAAAAGTAACCTCGTTCTGGATCAAAGAAGTTTAATCCTTCTACACCATTAGTAAACCCTGCAGGCAAGCGAGCTGGATCGACATAGTTGCCGAAACGCTGCTTGCCTACAAATGTTGAATAGAACGAGCTTACTGCTGGTAAGAATACCGCATAATCATTCTGTGTCGCCGTCAAATTCTCGTTCATTTTCATCCTGTTCAAAACACTTAAAACCTGCTTGGTGTTCCCAAGTTAGTAATCCCGCTCTCGGACTATCTGGATTAGTACATACTCCCCAATCGAAGTCCCAGCTTTCGTTTGCTTCGTCATACAGGGGGATAAACCATTTGCAACCACAGCTACAATCTGGATAACTCAGTTCTGGAATCTTCCATCTTTCGATAGAACCACCATAGTCTCTATAGTCTGTAGGAAGTTTCTTGCAAACATCCCACTTGAGATCTTTCATTTCGCTTGTCTTTCGTAATAAGTGATAAACTGTTTTATGATGTTTACCTTGAATAAAACACCAGAGCTGTCTTTTTCAATGTCGACCCAAACACCTGCATCGTGCAGTTTGCCTAAGACTTCGTTAAGCTCACTGAGCCTTTTAAAAAGGCTCTCTGAGAGTTTTTCTATATCTTTGTGGATATAACTTTCTTTGCTCATTTTGTCTGTGCTAAGATGTAGTAGTTATACTTGGCGATACCACTATTGACTGTAACAAATGCGACACCATCATCACTAAACTTAACAGTCTTGTCACCGTCTAGGCTTAGGATAGATATAAACTGAGAAACAGGATAAGTCCAGTTTTTCTTCAACTTACCGCTAACTCCAGTCTGGAAAGTAAAACTTCCTTCGTGTGTGCTAGCATCTCCAAAAAATATCTTCAATGCATCGTCTTCTGTTTTAACTAAGAAAATAGTTTCCTCGCTGTGTGCTGAAGACTGCAACTTCAAACGACTGATGCTAGTAATAGACGGCTCAAATTCAACAGGCCAGTTATTTGAACCCTTAAATCGTGCGCTCTTGAGCTTTTCATTAATAAGCTCTAATCCCATGAGCTTATAATCATTTTCATAATCACTAGACGCATTTTCGAAATGTATCGCTGTTGGGCGATCTTCGCCATTTCTCTTTTCCCATACGATGTCGATCTTGGCGTTTTCTTTGTATTCTGGATTCTTAAGATGCAGATCCAGCTTGCTTAGATTTGGTAGACCGAATGTTCCCTTAAATTCTGGAATCACGTTAAGCGTTTCTGCTTGTATGATAACGCTCTTATCACTAGCTAGAGCTTCGATAACAGTTGATTCGTCATCGCCAGTAATCTTTACTAAATCAATAAAGCCTAAAGAATGTGTATGTGCTACTAGGTCCTTAAGAATGTCTTTCATTTTTTTCTCCATCTGTCTTTATTATACTTGATTGCCTATGATTATTCAAGAAATTTCTAACTGAATATTTAGGTTTAAATCCAATGCTCTCTAAAGTTTTTGTATATGCTTTAGTAGATTGCCTTTCTCCCGGTGTGTCTGTCTTGATAGGTAACCCTTCGGGTGCTAGTTCTCTTATTGGAACGCTCTCACCTGTTCCTATGTCTATAGTTCCAATCATATTGTAATTCATAAGACGAATAATAGCTCCGCAAACATCTTCGAGATGTATAAAATCTCTAGAATGATCAGTTACATACTCTAAGCTGTTATTCAATAGCTTGTCCATAAACATGCCCTTCCTAGGCGCTTCGTTATAGACAGTGTGTAATCTAAGTCCTAGGCTATTGTGTGGTGCTATTTCTTCCATGACTTTTTTTGAATTAGCATAAGGGTTTAGTGTAGGTTCATATACTGTACTGCTGCTAGCATACATTATTCTAGTATTTTTATATGTTTTGAATAATCTTCGGCTAGCTTCTACATTATTTGACCAATAGGAACCTGGATCATTGAAACTATCTCTAACGCCGCTCTTTCCAGCCAAGTGTATGATTAGATCGATATCAAACTTGATATCGCAAGCATTTAAATCGTTGCCGTCTAAGATATCTAAACCAATGATGCTGTGCCCGTCATTGGTTAATTTTTCATATAATCTCGTTCCTATATAACCTTTGTATCCGGTTAACAGTATCTTCATCTTAAAAATCAAAAAGTTTGTTAAATGTGTTTGATTGTTCAGTACTAGTGATATCCCATTCTAGAACACCGATAAGGTTTTCTAACTTGGCATCGATGATGGTTGATTCCATTTCTGCATCATCAAACGGTAAATCTTTAAACCATTGCGGTAGACGCAATTCGTCAACAGGATAAGCCACACTAGTGAACCCCATTGGATTGTTTTTTAGCTTACATACGATGACTTTTGCACCGTCGCTGATCGATTGGGCATAGTTGTCATTGTACATACGTTTTAGAGTGTTCCAGTTGAGGCTTGCTCGCACATGGCCTGGCATGTTGGTTTTACCTGCTTTGGTTTCTTTACTGTTATATTCGGTAATATTGTTTGCTCTCTTAGGCGAGCCTTTCTCCCAACCTGGTTTAGTCTTAAAGTCTGTGCGGAAGTCGGTTATCATTTCTAAGATTTCAGTTTCTTGGCTACCAGTTAACACTTTTTCTAAGACTTCACTTAAGAAGTCTTGCATAAATTCTGGAGTATCGCTGCGCTTGAGATCCAGCCCCATAGCCTTGATCTTTCCTGGCTTGCCTTCGACATCATAACGCTTGTTTTCTTTATCATAATACAGAACCGCATAGCGCTTCTTGGTGATAAAAAGTCCTTTGATAGCAACGATTTCTCTTCCAGCCTTGATAACATCTCCTCTGCTCTTAGGGCAATGGAATGCATCAAGCATGAACTTGACAAAAGTACCGTTAACTTCGTCGCTGATCTGATCATAGAGCTGTATCACATTGTCCTTAGACCAAGGTATTAGTCCTTTTTCAATATCTTTCTTTAGGACATTATATGCACTGAAGTATACAGAATCTGTATCACCGTAGATAATCGCCTTACCTACGTGATCAAAATCTCCAGTCACTATTTCGTTAACCTTACCAGCCATATGTTTAGCAATAGATCTACCAGTAAGTGTAGTAGATTGACCGATACGCTTATCAAAGAAACGGCATCCTGGATTAAGTATCGCACCATAGAGACTGTTCAAGTTAATCTTCTTGACCAACTGGCGCTTGTCCCAGAACTCAGTTTCTATCTTATTGCCTGCATTTAGAGATTCACGCATCTTTGCCTGCAGTTCTTTTCTCTCAGCATACCAACGCTTTAGCAATCCAGGTATGACACCTTCGAACTCATAGGTAAAGATCGTACCATTAGCTGAGAGCATCCATGGTTGGTTGCTGTCATAGATCATCTTGTATATTTCAGCACCACTCATAACGACACTATCACCATTTGCCCAATCAATAGTAATATCGGTCGCTTTATCTTGATCCATTACAGTTTGATACTCTAAAGAACCAAACATACCTTCCCAAGCAGCGGCAAAACTTTTCTTATGTATAGTCATCTGCTTTTCGATGTATTCATCGGTTGCTGTAGGACGCAACTGACCAATAATAGTCTCGGGAGCCATGTTTAGTGCTCTAATCGCACTTGGATACAACGAGTTCAAGTCCATTGAACCTATCCAGTCGTGAAGACCTTTTTTTGGATAAGCCACATATGCACCAGCTGCTTGTGTATTTTCTTCGTCGTTACGTCTAGGACGGTTGGGAACGATCAGTCCTCGGCGATGTGCTTCGTTGATGATAGCCTGTTCAGTAACAGCTACGGCACCCATAGTAGTCTGTAGCAGAACTGTATTTGCATGGGCTAGTTCATTGCTAAGATCAATAAACTTGAGCTTCTCATCTAGTTTGTTTAATAGTGCAACGTCTTGTCTGTTATATTCGATGAACTTACGGAAATCGTTGTTATACAGAGCATCGAGGGTACCCTCGTATACAGTTTTCTTCTCGCCAATCTCCATTTCACCGATAGCATCCAAACGATAAGTGTGGCGTTCTTCATAAGTATATTTGCGATAAAGTTCTAAGCTATCGAGATGCACCCGACCAACTAGATCATAAGTGACTAGCTGTCTTCCATACTTTTCAAATTCTCTTTTCTTCGGAAACTGATTCCAGAGACAGAATCTCCTAGTATCTTCTTTGCTCAATACACGAGCCACACGATTTACTGTGTAAGGGATATCGTAACCTTCACTGTTCCAACCGCTCAATATATCAGCATCTTCGATTAGATCTAGGAATGTTTCAAGCATATCCGATTCTGTTTCAAAAATAAAACAATCGTCAAACTCTTCGCATAGCATTCTAGCTTCGTCTATAGGAAGACGCCTTGGTGGAACTGCTAGGGTCACTAACCTATTCAACCACTTTAGATAGACAGTGATAGCAGTTATACCCATAAATGGATCGCTAGGATCAGCAAATCCTCTCTCGGGATCGAAATCTGTTTCGATGTCAAAGAAAGCTATGTTTAATTTTGGTGCATCTTGGTTGAGATAATTTTCTTCTAAGCAGCGAAATACAGGATTGATGTCGGTTTCGTAGAGACGTTTGTTTCCGTGTATTTTGAGTTCTTTATGGAAATCTTTTTGATTCCTGCAGACGATTTTGCTCAGTTTTTCACCATAGACACTATCATACTTGCCTTTAGGGTCCGGGTAATATATAAAATAACGTGCTGGATATTCTCGATAATGTTTTTTACCATTTATACGTTCAACGACTTTGATCTGATCGTTGTCGCGGTCAAAGATAGCATCTACATAACTCATTTTTCTCTCCCAATGCGACTTACGGCTCACAAATACCAAAACTGCGGATTATGGCCCTGCCTACCTTATGCAGTGTACTTATCTTATAACCAACCTCTGGCAACACAATATCCAAAAACATTTGCACAACTAAAATAGAACGTTAGCAGCATGACCCATGCTGCTCCTCTGCGATAACTTGCTATAGTTTGGCTGATACTGCCCATAAAAAAGAACGGGTATATAACAGTCATGTCTGGTTGTTTAGAGTGCAATGCCAGTGTTAGAGAACCGGTTATAGTAGTAATAGCACTAAACATTTCTATATAAAATGCTATCTTATCTGACTTATAACTATTGATCCAAAAGTTTTTTATTTTTTCAATCAACTATCTCTTCCTGTGGTTACTAAGATGGTTTCTAACTCATCATATTCTTCGCTTGCTTGTGTCCAAGAACGCTTGTGTGCGATATTGATGGCCTTAGTAAGCAGGCTTGGCTTGATATCTAATTCTTCTGCGATACTCTTAATAGTATCTTTGAGTCCGCCTTTGAGATCGTCGATTTCTTGAAGTACCTGTGATCCTTGATCAATAACACTAATTAACTTGGCTTTTTCCTCAGCACCATAGATTCGGCTCATACTCTTCTCCTTATATAAGAGTATTATAAGATATTGCCTTCAAAGATGTCAATTTATTTTTGTTTATTATGGCGATCTACGATGTCTATATATTGACGTATTGGATTATTGCTTTTGAGTTTATATTTGGCAAAGTTAGCTAAACCTCGAGAACCTGCACTCTGCGGGTCTTTAAGCTGCTGCTTAACATCCATCGTTGATTTATCATTTTCGGATTTTTGTTCCATATAAATATTTACCTTATTATGATTACAGATATAAAACCATTCCAACAGGTCATCGATACGCTCAAAGAACAGGGCCGCTATCGAATTTTCAATGATATCATCCGAGAGCGAGGTGATTTCCCCCATGCTATATGGTACGGTCCGTATAACATCAAAAAAATAGTTAATTGGTGCAGCAACGATTATCTAGGCATGGGTCAGCACAAAATCGTGATAGATGCTATGCGTACAGCATAAGATGCAGCGGGTGCTTGATCAGGTGGTACACGCAACATCAGTGGAACTACACACTACCATGTCGCCCTA